TAAAATACCGCTTAGAGAAATGGTTACTGCACCTGCACCACCACTTGCAGCACTGTAACTGCCTGTTACTATCATTCTGTCACCGAATACGGTTGGTCTTGCATCAAAAGTTGCTGTTGTTGTTGGCATATTATTCTACTCCTTCTTCTATTGGATTTAAGTGCGCTTCTACGAGTTCAAGTGCCCTTGTTTTAGTGACATATCCACTGCCTATATCTACATTATTGTCTGCGAGCCATCCTAAAATATCTCTTCGACTCCAACCGGGGTCAGGAATGCCATCACCATCATCAAGGGACTCACCCCCCTCATCACCTTCTATAGAGAAGTGTGACAAGGGTAGGGTGTGTCGCCACTCGTCTAACCACGCTTGGTTTACTGTAACAGCCTTGCCTCTAATCCAAGAGGCACAGCCATCACTCCTTCTTCTTTCATAGAAGGGGCCAAGGTAAGTTACTACAGGCACTTAAACCACCATCAGACTACCAAGACGGTTACTGTGTGGTTGTTACCTGTTGCTTCTGCACTTAGAGTCAATGCAAGTCCACTAAATGTTACCGAGTAAGTTTTTGCCTCAGTCCCAACGGTGTGTCCCAAAATTGCTACAATCTTACTGATAGGTGTTCCATCATCAATGTCATCACCTGTGCCTGAAGCACCGGATGCAAGTGTTAGCGTTGGTGTTGCGGTTGCATCATCAATATCGAACTTGATGGTGAGCATTCGCATTGAGCCACCTGCTCGGTTGATGCTGTCATCATTGGTTGCAGTGAAGCCGGTTAAAGCACCCGGATATGCACCCGATGTTCCAGCCGCACCGTCAAGCCAGCGTGTTTCGTCTACAGGTGAACCTGTTCGCATGTCTAAGTCAAGAAGCACAGATACATCAGAAATGTCTGTGTCCTCGTAAGTAATGCTAATTCCTTTGTTATATACTGTTGCGCTTCCCATAATTTTTCATCTCCTAATTAATCTCCAAACAACCTCACTTTAGGTCACGAATAGAACCGTGTCCTCCGAAGAAAGTAGTCCATAACTCTCCCATAGTGCGGTACATACCTTCTTGTCCAAGGCGGTTGATAGCGAATGGGTCGCCTGTTTCAATACCGGACTCAAAGTATTGTGTTGGAATTGCTGTACTGAAGTAAACATAGTCAGTATCAAGGAAGTACATTCTGCTCAATGTGTCAGGCTGTACATCCTTGGAAGGAATAATTGGTACACCGTTGTATGTTGCTACGATAAATCCAGCCTCAATACCCGGTACACCCTTAACACCGTTGTAGGTAGGTGTGACTCTCTTCTCTTCCATGAACCTCTGTTGGCTCTGTAGAAGTTGCTGTAATCTCATCAAAGTGTCATATCCTGTTAGGATAACCTTTGGATTACCACCACGAGTCCAAATCTTTTGGAATAGGTCGTCAAGGTGGTCAAGTGAAAGCACACGGTCAGTACCACTGTTCTCATTGTGTTCAGCCAAAGACCAAGAGTTAGCACTTCGGTCAATGGAGTAAATATCTTCATTAGAACCTGCGGAAGCACCGGTAGTGATTCTGTCAAGTGATTCAAAGTCATTTCCAGCGACAGTTGCCTTGTCAGTGGTTAGCATCTTGTTGATGTGTTCAGCGTGGTGCTTACCCATCTCTTCTTTCATGATAGCACGAATGTCACCAAGTCCGTCATCCTTGTCAGCAAGGAACATTGCAGTTTCAGACATATCGAATGTGTGTACGATTGTCTTTGGCTTTGCAGCAATGTGTTCAAAAGTAGGCTTGGTTGTGTCCGGTAGAGTAGCGTTTTCTGCTACACCGCCACCCTTAGCAAAGGATGGGCGACCTGTAATAACTCTCCAACCACTGCGTTCCCAAGGTCGCTTTGGTAGGATAGAGAATGCGTTAAACTCTTGGTTCAACTGTGACCATACTTTGCGACCATAAATCGCTTGGTATGTACCAGCAGTTGAACTCAGCATTGGCGCATCTGCCTTGAGCAATTCACTACCTGAGTAGGAATAGCCCATAGCATTGCCAGCACCGTAGTAGTAGCGTTCCATGTCGTGAATGTTCCTGATATAATCTCTTGCCATTTTCTCATCTCCTTATTCTATTTATTCTCCCCTCATAGTTCTTGAAGCAAGGGCGTGGACTTCATCCCAACCCATGTTTGCCAAATCCTGTGTGGAAGGAACCTCAATGTTTGAACCGGCAGACTTCTGTATTGCTACTCCGCCTGTGCCGATGTTGTCTATTCGCTCGTTAAGAGTTTCAAGAGTTTTCATAATCTCTGATAGTGGCTCTCTTGCATCAAATGCAGCCTTTTCTTGAGCAGCCTTTGCGATTTCAAGTTCTTGGTTGAATCTGTTTGCAAAGTGTCCCTCAAGGTCGTTGCGGAAGTGTTGCTCTTGTGCTGCTGCCTTGTAGACCTCGTATGCAGCCTCAATGTCAGCATCGGAAACATTTCCGTGGTTTAGGTAACCCTTAGACAATGAAGCAGGGCCAAGCGCACCGGCTGGTGTTTTACCGCCGGTTGCAGTGATTGCGTTGATTGCACCGGTTGAAGGTGAACCGTTTTCCTGTCCACGGCCACGGACTTGACCAGCAAAGTAGTCAGCACCGTCTACTGCGTCAGGATTGTCAAAACCACCAAGTTGTGCCTTTTCCAAGTTGTCAAAGTGCAATCTTGCTGCTTCTGTATCAATACCAGCAGACTTCAGTGTTCCTTCCATCCAACTTAGGTATTCAGATGTGATTACATCGCTGTATTCATCGCCTTTCATGTACTGCATCTTATCGTCATCCTTTTTTTCTTCATCTTTCTTTTCTTCTTTAGGCTCATCGTCACCTTTGGACTCTTTCTTGTCCTCCATGTGTTCCTTGAGTCCGGGTGGCATTTCACCCTTCTCCAATTCATCAAGCCTCTTTTCAAGCCTTTCCATAATGCTACTCATATCTGCGTCAGTCATTGTTTTATCCTCCTTCAAAATCCTAAATTGTGCTTCAGGGTTAATCCCTTTTTCACATATAGTAATCTCATGTAACTCCATCTTTGAAATCTCTTGATAATCGCCCTTTTCAAAATCAGACCTTCGCACTCTTTTGAATGCTTGGCCCCCAATTGAAAACCCACGAAGGTTACCCTTGCGGATTTCTGCGGCTACTTCACGAGCCTTCTCGATGTCATTACGGAGTTTAACTACAACAAACATTCCTGTGTCGTCTACTTCAGACTTCCACATTCTGCCGTTGTTATCTACATAGGAGTCAATTACTTCTCCTACTTGTATATTGGAATGTGCTAATTGCACATTGCGGAATCTGTCGCTTTTCATAAAGTTACCAAAAGCATCATTCAAAGCACCTTGAGTAATTAGGTCGCCTTGCTTGTCTACTAATTCCACAGAAGCATATCCAGCAACTACCAAATCGGAACCACTCTTGAGAAGAGCAATACCTTCAGTGGGTCGCTGAATCGCCAACATTGCCACAAGAAGTGCTTGTAATGGTATTTATACCTAACTTTGAGTTTGGGACACTATTGGCTGGTCATTGTCATAGTCTATAGAAAGATTCTCTCCTTCATCCGTATTGACTTGAATGTGATTTAGTCGCTCTTTTTTACCCTCTTTCTTTTCACCATTATTTTTCTTTTCACCATCGAAATCAGGTAGAGTAGATTCATTTCTTAGTTGGGTGGGGCCACGAGGTGATTCTTGGGGTGTACCGACATCAATTCCAAGTCCTTTTGGCCCTGTCCAAGTCATTTTTTCCTTCGCAATTGCATCCAAAGCACGAACTATTATTTCCAAAGCCTTCTTTTTATCTTCAGGTTTGATAATCATATCTTCATCGTCAGCATCTATGATACCAACACTTTGCTCTTCCACTTTTTCGTCAGACGGCTTTTTAGGCATATCCATAGTTTTCTCTTTTCTTAGATTACCTGTAATCATCAAAGGTGCTACAGGTGACCAAAACGGTAGCAAACTTTCTGCTAATACCACAGGATAATCTGTTTTCTTTAGCGAACCGATGGCACTTGTAGGTGAATGAATATACCATGCGTCATTTAATTGCTCATAAGAATAATTTACTACATCAATATCTTTCATGATGATTTGAATATGGTTATCATCAACTTCAATATCGTGAGGAATAAGAATTGGTGCAAACGATTTAGTGAGTAAATCGAGAGATTCTACACTTGCAGCCCCTTCTCCTTCACCCTCACTTTCTATTTCTTTGAATTGTACATTGTAAACTGCTCGCTCTTTTCTATTCTTCTTAGTAACACCTGTAATGGATGCTCTAACTATGTCACCAATCTTGAATACTTTTTGTTGGTTATGTGCAGTACCTACATCCATGTAGTAATTACCATCATGCTCAATCGCCCTATTACCTAACTCTTCACCATGATTGATAGGGCCAGCACCAAGTTGGTAGGTATATGGCCCTTTACCCCTCCTATCAAGAATAATAAAATTGTAATCTCTACTACTACGATACAGTACCCACTTAGGATGTCGTCTTTCACCCTTCATGTAAGTGGACTTATTATCTCTAAGTAATATGTTATCATGCTCTTCTTTCAGGTTATTTACTGAATCTTCAAGCCCTTCATCATCTGTCATTCTTGTATCGTGGGGGCCGGGTACAATGACATTTTCGTGGCTTTCAAATTGAGAGCGTAATATTTTCAGCCTTTCATACAATTGCATGTCAGATATATTGTTATCATCATAGTTCAATATGTCAATGATGTTCAAATCCTCTTCACCAAGAATACCATCTATGGTGAAATTATTATCGTTAATTTTACCCAACGCTTCTTTTGTAGCCTTACGAAGTCCCTTCTTTTTACCACTTTCATTGTATGCAGTAACTTCGTCACCGTTCTTCACAATGATAACTCTTTGACCATCATACCATTTACTTACAACCCAAGAGCCGCTAAACCCTTTCAAGTGTTCAAGGTCTTTCATATCGAATATACGGTGCATCGGTCTTACTGCTGGTGACCAAGCGGCCTCATCACTCTTAGTGAGTAAGATGTCAGGGTCAAGTAGTGAAGTAATAATTTCAGTCATTTCACTCATAGCAATACGAGTAGGCACTTCGCTTGGGGTTTCAAATGTATCATAATTCATACTTAGGAACGGAGGAAGTGTGTATTGCGGAGGTGGTGCATTTTCCCAAACTTGATTCCAATTACCTTTACCGTGTGCTACATCAAGTAATTCTTCAGGTACACCATAGAATAAACCGGGGCCGGGATTAGTACCAGCCACGATATTACCTTGAGAATCAAAATCACAACCGACATTAGGATTACATTCATGTCCTCCATGCCAAGCACCACTGTCAAAGGTGTCCATAATAGAAAAGTTGTTTGGACTTGGTGCGCCTACTGCACCCATTCTCAAACCTGCCGCCTCAACTAATTCATTAGGTGGAGTGAAAAGCCCAAACTCATCTTCTTCGGCAGTTGGATTATAATGTACAATAGTATCAAGATAGTTTTTTGTTTGTCTTGAAACTTTATCTTTACCTTTTCTTTGTAAGCCTTGCATGTTGTGTACATCACCTGTAATCATCCCAATACCTGCGGCTTGCATACTAAAATCGAATTGTTGAGGATTTAACATTCCCATCATTCTGCGTGGTACAGCGTGTGCAAAGTGTCCCTTCCAATCACTTTCTTTGAATGCTGTTTGAGAATCCATCAATGCTGTATGATAATCTGAATTGTGAAGTTTATGATAGAATAACTCTTCGTCAGATACTTCACCTTCATCTTTATTTGCTAACTCTTCATTATGGTGTAAATCTTCTATATTCACACCACGAATATCTTTTATGTTACCATGAGTAATGATGTCTTTTATTGTCGCTACAGCCAAAGGAGTATTCAAACCACTACTTTTTTGTCGTAAATTAGCAATCATTTGTTTAGCCATAGGTGACCTTTCACTAATGTTTAGAGCATCAAATATTTCTTTATCACTCATGTTAGGGTCTATCATTGTACCATGAGTTTTCAAATGATTTGCCATATCTAAATGGAACTTGTCTTGTTTTGGATTTGCTTTTAATTCCTTAGATATACCGTAACCCAAAGCCTGTAGGCCGTGTACATCATGTGGTACAGTCATAATGTATCTTTGAGCATCACGGAATGCTCTCATAGTGTTGTCAATATATTGTTGGGGATTAGAAGTATCAAACGCATCAGGTCTTGCTTCTATCATGGCTGGAATGATTTTATCTCTTGCTACTTCGGCCACTAAGTTTCTATGCGAATTGGCTAAATCGTGAAGAGTATTTGCTTCTATTTTCCAAAAATTATTTGCTTTTGAACCCAATACCTTTTGCATACCTTTTCTCTGCAATTCGGCTAACTCTCTTTCAGTTTCACTTATTCTAATTGCAATAGCCTCTTTTTCTTCGGGGTCTGTTAAACCTGTAAACTCTTGAGATAAATTATCTAAATAATTAGTTAGTTCAGTTTCTTTCTCAAACGAAGGTAGCATACCACCTAATCTAATCATTCGATTAATAGCATCGTGTACACCGGCTTTGACTGTAGTTTTGGTTTTTTGATTTCTTCTTTTCTGTTCATTTTCTTTATTTAAGTTAAAGATAATATCATCAAATGTGTTACCTAAATCATCAAAATTGATTTCAGAATGCTGTGAATCAAATATTGCTGACTTTAATTCATGGTGGTCATCACCTTCTAAATAATCTAAAATCTGTTTTGGATTAGTGGTGTTTAGAATCTTAGCAACGGTATTAACAATCCTAACGGGCATAAAGTGCTTAGGGTTATCAATAAACATATTTTTCATATTATCGTAATTTGGTTGAGTTATATTCCCCCATCCCATAAGTTCAGCGAATTGGTCAGCATCTTCATCTCCAAGCCCGCTATCGCCTCTCATGTAATCATTGAACTTTACAATTGATTTTTTTGCAGGGTTGTTTGGGTGGTTGTTTCTCCCTGTAAGTTTGTTTAACCAAAAAGCATGTCTTGCGTTTTTATGGATATGGTTATCAGATGGATTAGCACCAAAAGCATTCTGTGGTTTTAGAGAAACATTAGGAATATTAGTAATAATATCAGTATTAGGCTCAAGATGGCTTCCATATTTTTCTCTGTCCTTTTTATTTGTAAATCTCATTACATATTCATACTGTGGAGAAAGTGAGGATTTGTGTTCAGTGAAATTATTTTTATCAGTCAAAGGTTCTTTCAAAAGACCACTATTATGTTTGTAAGGCACACTTACATTCATTGGTGAAAGCAAGTTTTGTACACTTAATGTGTCGGGTGGATAAACATATTTTTTCGTAGTAATGTCATAAACACCGTGTAACCGTTGTTTTTCAGGCATGAAATGATATGCCAAAGAAGTATTATTTGGATTAGCATGAATATATTCTGTGCCTGTATCTTGAATGTCAAACAAATCAGACATGCCATCTTCATCTGCGGCTGCTGCGTGAATCATTTCAATATAGGTAGCAAGGGTCATGTTACCACCTCCTGTATTTTGGAACGGTTGTGACCAAAACTTACCCGGGCCGTATGTGTGCGTACCATCTTTTGATACCTTCCAATACTCCGGCTTTTCTTCTTCAGGGTGAGGGCCATGCGTAGCAGTAAAAAATGCACGATGATTGCGTAAATCTTTGATTTGTGAATGAAGTGAACCACTTCTTTTTGCCATTTCTACAACCATGTTTATCATGCCTGAATCAACAATAGGGCCATCCATTTCTCCATGTATTGGATGGTTTTCTAACAAATTACCACTTATTGGGTCATAACCTGCTAAGTACATTAAGTCGTCTTTAGTCATCCTGACATTAGCAATATCTCTTTTCTTTCTTAACGCACCATAGTTGCCATCTTTTTTTACCGTTCTAAAGTGGTTGTAAGAAGCCTCTCTTAAATCAGGCCAATCCATTTCTTTCATCGGCTCTTTACCAATCCTTAATCTTGGTAAAAACTTCAAAGCGTGGTGCCCTGCTGCTTCACGGTTAGCCTCATGTTGGTTATTTATTTCATCAAGAATGTAATCAGCAAGTGACCTTTCGCCCAATTCATCTAAAGGAGTATGGGCTATTTTTCCTAATGATTGCTGGAAAAATCTATCTTCACCGGGATTGTGATAATCTACATCGTTACTCTCTTGTCTAAAATGAGCATTTCTTCCCGGCATTTTCATTTTCCTAATTGCCCAATTCTTTTCAGGAGTCATTCTCATTAATTTGTTATAGATTAAACGAGCAGATGGGATTTTTTCACCATTAGGTAACTTAATTTCATCATGCTCATCTAAGCCTTTTTCCTCTATATGTTTTTGAATAGCGGTTCTTTCTTCGGGAGAAAACCACTCAAGACCATACATGTAAGACCTGTGACCAAGATTTTTAGGATGATATTCTACATCATCCATATATTCGCTACCTGTTTTGAAATGCTCATTAGAAACCCAATCTGCTGCTCTATCGTTAAAGTGAGCATGTCGCATCGCCTCTTCTGCTTCAAAAGCATTCAGACCATTTTTGATAAACTCATCTTGTAAGTCTGAGTTTTCTCTTTTCCAACGGTGGTAATCACGATTGTAGAAATCTTCTTGGTGGCGATTGATAGTCATGGCTGTATTCAAATCACCAATTAATTTTGTTTTTGTTTCTGCAAAGGGCTTTTGATAACCCGCTTTTAATGGGTGGTCAGAAGGAAGATGTTTTAGAAGGGCTTTTTCAAAATCTCTCTCTTCTTCTATATGTCCATTAAACACATGTGAGCGTAGCAACTCAACAAAGTGAGGCACACCGTTAGCGGTTTGCCTTCTTAATGGGTGATTCAGTTCGTGAAATGGGAAATGGTGTTTTTGATATGGATGTCTTGGGCTTTTTGGATTATAGTAAGGCCAAACAGCAAACCTATTGTTTGCTTCTTCAGGAGTCTGTAGACCATCCTGCCATACATGTTGAGTAGGCTCTCCGTGAGTATGGTGTTGTGCAAGCAAATATCCTTGACCTTGACGAAAACGGGTAAGTTCATCTTCGCTTAATTTTGTCTTTTCATCTTCTTTCAGGATTATTTCTTCTGCTGTTACCTTCAAAGATTTATACAGAATATCCGAAGGGACATCTGTGTTTTCAAATGCAATGATATATTCTGCCGCAGAATTAGGAAGGTCAATTCCATCCTCAAGCGATTTCAATAACTCGTTAGTACAGATATTGAAATGCTCTAAAGACATTAACTCACCGCCTATTGCGATGAACCTTCACCAGCAGAATCCTCTCTTTCTACACCTGAACCGGAGTGAGGATTCATTCTGTCACCGAGTCTTGCTAAATCTGTTTTCTTGTCTGCCTTTTTCTTCTTAGGCTTACCAACTTCGGTTTGAATAGTCTTACCGTTAGTTGTAAAGTAACCACTCTTGGTTTGACCACCGGATTCTGCTACAAAGTGTGGGTTTACATCAGTAATTTTTTCAGCCTCATATCCCGGTTGGGCTTTTTCCATTTTACCATGCACTTTATCGCATTGCGCTTTTTCTTTTGCTGAACACTCAGAGTATTTCTTACCAAAGTTTTTCATGCAGTATTTATCTTTGGTAGCCATGTCAGCCTTAGCCATTTTGCCACCACAGCCCATCTTCATGCAAGAACCTTGTTTATTCAATTTACCGTCTTTACACTTAGGACAATCAGGTTGTGCTTTTATTACTCGGTCAAGTCTTTGCTCTAATTCTACTGCTTTTGCTAATAATGGTGATTCATCATATCGTGGTTTCATTGTGCAACACCTCTTGCATCGTTTGCCATTTCATGTATATCTTCCCAAGACATTTCATGTAATTCTTCATTAGAAATTGATGTTATGTTTTGCTGATTAGATTTCATAATTTCATTTGAAAAGTCCATATCACCTCTAAATGGGTCTACTTGTAAATCATCCGTAAGCGGTGTGCTTACAGATACAAGACCCATTTTACGAAGTAGTGCTTGAGGATTGTTGATTAATTTTCTCAAAGCATCGTTTTCAGCCTTAATGATATTCAAGTTACTATCCATAATCTCCATTTTATTGATGAGTACACCCATCAATTTCTCCGCATTATTTTCTGAAGATTCTGTCAAAGTACCACCTCAAACTCTTCTACCGTAGGAACCAGCACCACGAGTATGATTCCTATTGAACTTAGAAGATGATGTAAAACCTAATCTGTTGCTGTTATCAGCCATAGACTTAGTTACATTTTCAAACTTTAGAACAGGTGCCCCGCCAGCGAAAATATCTCTTGGCCCCTGTGGTGTTACGACATCACTCTTGGTGATTTCATTCTGCAAATCGTCTGCAAGGAAGTCACTTAACTTCTGTACTTCAGTAAGATGTTGCTTGGCTAAATTGCCATCACCATTCTCTAAAGCATCAATAAATGCCTTCTGTGCCTGTTCCATTTTTCTTGCCATAGGGTGCATTTTTATTAAGTCCATAAAATCCCTGCCGTGTTACGCTCATGTATTACCTGTTTAAGAGGGTTATGCCCCTCTTAGATTTCTCGCATCTCTTATTGCGTTGCTATTTCTTTGTTGAAGTGTAGGTGGTGGCCCTCTTTGTTGAACATTAGAAATTGGTGAACCGCTTCCTAAAGTAGTACGCCTTTCAGGGGCCGCAGGGCCACGATTACGAATACCCATACCCTGTCCTCCCGGCTGTGGTGGAGGCATCATTTGTTGTGCCAACTGCGGAGGGATTTGCGGCCCTCTACCCATCATGGGGGGCATACCACCTGCCATTGGCATTCCTCCACCCGGTGGCATACCCGGTGGCATACCCGGTGGCATACCCGGTGGTTGTTGTTGTTGAGCAGGTTGAGGCTCAGGCCGCTTGTAAGTGAATCTAATGTCACGGTTGGCAGTGTCCTCTAACAATTCAGGCGCAAATCCAAGTTGTGCCATTCTTTGTGCTACATTCAACTCTTGCTCATCTCTTCGCAATCTTGTAATTTCATCTTCTTCTTCGTTTGGATATAGTGTTAATTTCCAATCGTTAATGTCCATTTGCTTGAGTAGTCGAGGGAATAGAACTTCTGTGTACACCTTTTGACCAAACTCAACAGCACGATTAGTAACAAGTATTTGCATACCTTCATTATTCAATCCACCTGATTTACCACTATCAATCATAAAGACTGATGAAACACCATAGAAAGCGGCAATTCGATTTCGTATTTCATCACGCACTGCTATGTATTGCATTTCTTCAAGTGTGTCCATAAACTTGACCCAATTGACACCACCACGACCTGTAGATGATTCAATACCAACCTTCGGGACATAGTGAGGGTCACGCTCCATTTTTTCATCAACAGCCTTCCAAAATGACTTCATAGATTCAAGATTATCTGTAGTTACAGATACAATACCCTTCGGCATTCTTCGCTTTTGATATGCTGTGTAAATGTAATTATCCATAGCGGTAAGAGTCATCGCCTGTCGCCACATTGTATTAACAGGAGAGCGACCATACAACTTAGATGGGGTGTACTTACTTACATGTAATACTTCACCCTCTACGAAATATTGAGTCTTACCTGAACCTGCCATGTTTACATAATGCACATCATGTAATTCTGAGCCACAGATTTCACAAGTTTCATCTTCAGCATGAGTTTTTATTTCATCTCTATGAATTAAACAAGTCTTGTAACGACCACCACGCACACCCCTTTTGTCTGCTACTATTCGCATAAAGATAGGGTCACCACGCATAATTTCTTTTACACGGAAAAATGCCACTTCCTTAGTCTTAGGGTCTACAAAGTATTCTTTTACAAGAATCAAGAAGGCATCATCTACTACATTCAAATCTGCTTCTACTTCATTTAACACATGTAAAAATGACTGTTCCATACTGTTTTCTTGTTTGAGTAACCATTTAGCATATGTTAATTCATCAGTGTCCGGCGTTCTTACAGGCCCACCACACTCTTTACATTGTTGGACTTCACTTTGATATTCTTCATCACAAACAGTACACTTGTGTACGAATCTCTTTTCAAAGTAATAACCTCTTCTGAACATCTCTTGTCTTAGTTTTGCAAGCACAGTTCTCAAAATTAACGACTCATTACTAACTGCATAAAGCGCAGGTATGGTAATACCTTGAGCCATTACAGGTTCTTGAATACCACTTGTCCAAAGTGGCATAGTAGGAACCGGTGAATCCTTACGCCTGAATGGTTTTCCTAATGCGCTAATAAACCGACTAATTCTTCCTTTTTCTTCTGCCATCATAGACCCTCCGCAAATGTACCAATGGTATCAGCATCAACGCCCCATTCGTTTAGAAGAGATGCCGCTTTGTTTTTATGCTCTTTCCAATTATTGAAAGTAACGAGTTGGTACAACTCATTTTTTCGCATTGTGTCTTTTTCGTCAATATAATTCAACACAGCCCTTGCTTGTAGTGATTTCAATTTCAAATACGGGGATATACCCTTTAGTAAAGAGCGAATAGAATCTTTTGAAGAGAAAATAAGTCTGTGTACAGGTTTTACTGTATTTTTGGCTAATTTTTGGTCAGACACAAGACGACCACACTCAAGCAACTTCTGTAATTCCTCACAGTGCATTTTTCCCTCTGTACCACTCGCTACTATGGTTACACGAGGGTCACCACGCTTGGAAATGAAGATACTACCGTCAGCATCTACAAACCCTGCGGTATATGCCCAAATATCTTTTATGATAAGGCCATCATGTCCCATTTTTACAAATGTACCTCTTGAAGCACCCCTATAGACATCAACTTCTTCACCATACATCTTGATTAGGCTTCCTAACTTGCTTGTAGTCATAGATTTATCGAGTACATCCATTCCTCTTCGTAATATTTCACGGCTACTTAGTGCGCCTTCCGTTTCTAACAGGTTAGATGTAAAATTAAGAGCATTCAAATCGGATTTTGTCAAAGAATCTATCTGATGTAGTGTATTTCTCCACATTTTCTGAGCATCCTTCTTCAAATCAAGTGCTGCAACCCAATTTTCTTGGTCATTCGTGTCCCAATCTAATTTATCGTTAATATGTTGTAAAACAGTCACCGCTTTTAGGTACTGCTGACACGCTTTTTGCAAACTTGTACTTCTTGACTCACCAAACTTACGCAATGCTTTGAGGGTTTTGTCATCTAAGCCGATATTTCTAATTACATCATCTAAACCATCAGACCATGACAAACTTTTGATGGTAGTATCTACTTCCATAGCCTTTAGGGTGCGAATATCACTTATGATATTGTCATAATCGCCTCTATTATCCTTATCATGCCTACGCATCTTCTTACACATTCGGATTATTGTGTTTGCATCTTTACCATAATGAGATTCAAACCATCCATCCCCATTTTCGGGAAAAGATTTCTTTGCCACATATTCGTTTTTGTATATAGTAGAAGATTCTACAGGAATTGTATGATTTTGAAAATTGGGATGCTGTGACAGGTTTTTGATTACCAAATTAGAGAAATCATCGTCTACATTCAAGGGTGTATCGTAGGTGTCACCTATCAGCATACTCCCCCACATAATGACCACTCAATTGACCTCTTTAATAAACTATTTCTTATCTTTCACACCGACCTTCTTTGGTTTGCCTACGGTAATTACCATAATCATACCACCTTTCTTCGGTTTTTCTTCTTCGCCTTTTGATTTCAAAAAGCCCATTACATAATCCATATTTATCATGGTATCATCCATCCGTCTGCTAAACTATCTTTGCGATTTCTGTGTGGTTTACCGGTTAGCCATTCATCAAATCCGGGCATTACATCATCGAGTAAGACCACTGAACCTTTGAACTCCTTAGTAGCCCAATTAGCCAATGCAAGACTCATTGCTAAGTCATCGTGAGTGCCTACACTCTCCAACTTACCATTCTTTTGCATACCGAAGCGGTTCAACTCCGTTTCTAATTTGTGAGTAAACTCTCTACTTCTCTTATCTCCGTATGGAGTTTGAATCTGTCCCTGCTCAAACGCCATTAGTAGTGACATGAACATGCTTTCTTTTCGCTGTCGAGTTGTCATAAATGTCTTGATAGGAATATCATTTCTCATCTCTTTTAATTCAGCCTCAAACATTCGCTGGAAGTTGTTACCTTCTAATTCTATTAAATCAGGTTGAAAGCGATTATTCATCAAAAGAATCTGCTTTTTCTGTGCCAATCCACCTACACCTTTTTCATGGAATATACCTACAATTTGTTTTGTGTTGTCATCGGGAAGTGTACGCAATACAGTCATTGCTGTAAAGTCAGCATTCTTATCAGAAGCAATTGCTGTGTCCCATCCAATAAAATGCTGACCAAATACACCAGCCGGTTCCCCTTCTTCATCATACTCAGTTTCAGCCCTATCGAGTAATACTAACTCTTTGTTACGGGCTTTTTCCAATATGTCGTTAGGGAACATACTTGCTACATCGTGAATAGGCTCACATAGATATTCACGAGAGAACTGTATCGCTGGCATTGACATTCGCCTTTGGTCAAGTGACTCTAAATCCCATCGCTCAGGCCACAGTGCCTCACCTTGCTCATTGATAGCAGGATATGTTTCAACAGTAAATGTTTCAGTCTGCTCAAGTTGAGAGTATAAATCGTTATACGAAAACGGTGTACCTACCATCATCAGTCTACCTGTGTGGTGCAGAACAGGAAGCAATACACCATAGAACCAATCTGCGGCTCTTTGTAATTCAGTACCGGTAGTACCCCATAGAATATCGTCACACAATACTACATTCGGGTGGAAACCACGAGTTCCTCCACCAACTGACTTTGCCATTATACGACTACCATTTGAGAACTCAAAGTATGTCTTACGCCACGGTCTACCTTCAGGAATTAAATATCTTAGACAAGGTGTGCCTTCTATGTTGTTACGAATAAAACGCATGTGTTCAAGTGTCTGCTCAAGTGAGTGAGAGAAAATCATGATGTGAGTATTAGGTTGAAAGGCTGCAATCCATAATGCACGACTCATAAAAAATACAGATTTACCGTGGTCACGACTCGCTTTAACACAATAGTATCTGTTCTTATCAAGACCTTCATCCCAACTTTTGTGATGTCCTGAATAATCAAATCCTAATATTTCGGTGAAGAAGTATTGAAAGGACTTGGCAGACATCTTTCTGTCCATGTCCAAAATAAACTCACTCATATCGGTCATTTAATCACCCGGTTATTCTATCTAAGTACAATCCCATGACGATAGAACCAACTTCATGCGGGTCAGCCTTATGGAATAGGTCACCAAACTCATTAAACATCATGTCCACGAATGATTTATTATACCATTGAACATCCGGGTCATCTTGAAAACTTTCAAGATTTCTTTTAGCATCACCCAAACTCATTCTATCATTTTGATTTCTTAGGGAAGTGTCACCGCTTAGAGTCCTTCTTGGAGTAGCACCCGTAGGTCGCCGTGTAATCGTAGCACCCCGCCCTAAACTTGTTGTTTGCCCAACATTTCCTTGCCTTTGGTCTAATGTTCTCATTGCCGCATCTATTGGGCTTTCATTAGGTTGCATAGTTTGCATTGGTGCGTAATTTAAGTTTTCCACCATATCTTGCCAATCTTTACCACCTTGGTCTACAGGTTTTGCTATTCCTGTATCTTGCAACAAATCACTCCCTGACATTTGAGGTTGATTACGAGTGTGAGTGTAATTATCTACTAATGTAGGCTTATATTTACTACCATATTCGGTGGTTCTTGTTAAATCAGGTACTACACCTTCTTGCCTTTTTGCCGGTGTTAATTCCGTACTACCGCCTCCTAATATTTCATTAGGAGTCATTGATGGTACAGGTGTAGTGT